AGATGAGCTAGACAAGCAAGGCCGCGCTAATCAACCTATTGTGTTACGTGACTACTATACAGATACCCATTACAACGGGCTATTTGACCCTAACTTAAACCAATTTACGGCTGAGTACCCTTTGTTACCCTGCAGTGCTTCTAGCACAGAAGGGTTCATGAGGTCCCACGGGCGGGCAAAACCAGATTTTATACCTGATGCTAGAGTTGTTTTCGATCCTACAGCCACAGATACTGCCGTGAACCTAACAAACGTACCTTATTACGTAAACATGTATCGTAAAACAGAGTACATGCTAGAACCTAAAGTTCCAGAAAAACCGCTTTCTATGGGAGACATACAAGATTTACACGATATGTGCCCTTTAACTTACAAATTAATGCGGCATATATTAGGTGGGCAAGACTTAGAAGTAGAGCATTTTGTGAACTGGTTAGCTTATGTATTCCAAACTCGCAAAAAAGCTATGACTGCTTGGGTACTACAAGGCGTACCGGGGACGGGTAAAGGCATCTTTTACACTAAAGTGTTAAGACCTTTGTTTGGCGAAGAACACGTACCTATGCGCGCGTTACAAAATATTGAAGAGCAGTTCAATTTGTATATGCGCCAAGCCATATTTTTAGTTGTAGATGAGTTTCATATGGCATCTGCTTCTGCAGGCACTATGAAAATAGCAGACAAATTAAAAAATGCTATTACTGAAAACACTATGACTATACGTGCTATGCGTAGTAACCAAGTTGAAATGCCTAATTTTACTAATTTTATATTCTTAACTAACCGTATGGATGCAGTAAAAATAGAAGAAGGCGACCGCAGATACAACATAGCTGCTAGACAAGAACGTAAGCTAGAAGAAGTATATCCAGAAGTCATTGAAAACATAGACAATTTACACGAAGAGTTGCCTAAGTTTGCGGGAGCGTTAGCAACGTACCAAGTCAACACGCGTCTTGTGCGTACACCTATAGCTAACAATGCTAAGGCGCAAATGCAGCAAGTAACTATGTCTGTTATGGAAGAATTTTTTGCAGCAGTGCGCAAAGGGAATTTAGAATTCTTTGTAGATATTTTAGATATGGAACTTACAAACGTAATGCAAGGCCAAGAAATAACCACTGCGCAACGGTTTGTTAAAACTTGGATTGCAGAAAAAGATTACCCTTATTCTATAATACAATTAGAGCATCTTAGAATTGTATACATAGTACTCACTGACGACAGGTTATCTCAACGTGACTTCATGAAAAAATCAGAAAGATGCGGGTTGCAAAGAGAGCGACGTAGGACGCATAACGCTGGGCGTAATGCTACTGCTATTAGAGGAGTGATTACAAATTGGCAAATAGATGACTTACGCCACCATGAAATCGTACAAAAATACTTCAACGAATCAGACAAAAAACTACTGGATACTGTTTAAAGTTAAGCTATACTACTGATTTCCATAATAAAGGTAATTAGTATGGTAGCTTTAACTCAGCAGGAACGCCCAGATAAAGTAAAAGTAGAGACATTAGATAAACCAGAAAAACTAGGGGATCTACGTGCTTGGAGTTACTCAGCACTTAAAGTATTTGAAGATTGCCCATATCGTAGTTACATACAAAAAGTAAAAAAGATACGCGAACCATCTAACCCAGCCGCAGACCGCGGAACAGAAATACATCAGCAAGCCGAAGACTACGTCAATGGTACCATTGGCGAGATGCCCGACACCCTGCATAAATTCAAAGACGAGTTTGAAGAACTGCGGCAGCTTTACATAGATGCCAAAGTAGAACTCGAAGGTGAGTGGGGTTTTGATTTAGATTGGCAACCCGTTGGTTGGTTTGGAAAAGATACGTGGGCTCGCATAAAACTAGATGCGCTTGTAAACGAAGACGATCAATCGGCTAGAGTAATAGATTATAAAACAGGTAAAAAGTTTGGTAACGAAATGAGCCACAGTCAACAAGGCTTGTTATATGCCATAGGAACGTTTTATAGGTACCCTCAACTACAATATGTGCAAGTAGAGTTTTGGTATTTAGATCAAGCCGAAACAACCAAGAAAGGTTATACAAGAGATCAAGCTATGATCTTTGTACCCGGTTGGCATAAGCGAGGCATAGCTATGACAACAGCCACAGAATTTAATCCGACACCTAGCAAAGATGCATGCAGATGGTGTTCGTACCGTAAAGGAGATGAGCCAGAGTGCCAATGGGGAGTTAGCTAATGCAAACTGTAAAAGCATGTCCTGTATGCAACAGGGTACTCGAGCCCGTAGAAAGTGTAGAAGGGAATCTACTAGGATATTTTTGTCTTAATATTTTGACAAAAAGCTGTAACTATATAGACGTTATGTCTTCAACTGAACTTAGGAGTAGAGAACGATATGAACAAAATAAAAGCCCCCCCAAATAGCTACGTAGATGATGCAGGTATCAATCCTGATATGGTCTATGACGCAATAAACGAAGCAATAAAATTACTTAAACAACATGGTTACAAACACACGGACGCTTTTCAAGTATTAGACACATTTATGAATGACTCAGAGTGTGTAGTGTACTTGCCATGAGCTATGTATGTGGACATTGTAACCAAACTTGCCAAGGTCAACATATAGATTTTGGCGAAGGAGTAACAGAGTTTTGGGGCGTAGTGTCTAATGACAAGTGTATTCAATTTGTATCTAGATGTTGTGAAGTACAAATGTATGAAGACTTTGAATTAGACACACCAGTACCATTGGAGGATTATTAATGACTAAACGCCGACTTATGATTTATTTTTTATTTATTATATTTATTGCGCTTGTTTGCTCAATACTCACGACAGCTATATCCCTTAGCTTTCAAACATACTTTGCGATTATTTCGTTATTTTGTATTGCGTACTGCGCATTTTTCTGGGGCAAACCATGATTACATTATTTAGAATTATTAGTTTTATTGACGGCATACTTCTTATTGCCGCTATTATAGGAGTTACATATGATTACTGCAGGACTTATCGCCGCAACGGGCTTACTTTTTCTACTGTTTAAATTTGGTATACGCAGAGTTATTGCTTATGACATACCCATCGACATTGCAGTTACATTGTTACTTATGTACGCGTTAGCTGGCACATACGCTGGCATGATGGCAGCCTTAGTCGGCGGGTTATTTGTGTCTGTCGTGTTGTTTGTTCTCAAACGCACAATGTACCGCGAGTCACTAAAAATCAACAAAACATCAAAATTTCCTTTCTTCAAACATAAATGGGTCTTAACCAGACCGGGACGCTGATGGACAAAGAATACCCTATGGTACGTGTTACTTGGAGGGACGCTCAGGATGGTGAAACTGGGTGGCAGCCAATCGAAAACATTCTTGCTCACGACATAGCAATATGTCAGGAAGTGGGATGGATGGTGTCGTTTGATGCTAGAAGAGTAGTAATAATGCGGTCGCGCGTAGTTGAAGATACATTACGCGAAGGGGGGGCTCATATAGCTATCCCCCGCGACTGGCTACAGCGTATAGAAGTATTAGAACCAACATCAATATGGGAAACAGACACAGCATGAATATGTTTTACGGCGACATAGAATACACGTTAGTAACCGATCCTCTGGAAGCTATGTATTGGTCTACCTACAAACTAAAGAAACGCGACGTCAAAATTTTGACTAAAGCTTCTAGGACAGAAGCAGCTAGACTACGTCAGGAGATACTCGATGACATTATCCAACAGGAAGTTTCCGCAAGCACGGACAAGGTACAAGAAAGGAGTCAAGCCCGCGTCGGTAAATATGTTAAAACGCGGCAAACAAAACAAAAAACTAGGGGACAAAGTAAGCGTTAAACAATGGAAGGGTATGACTATGTATTCCCTGACATTAGAAGAACGAGCCACATGCCCTACTTCCTGCCTACAATGGGATGTTTGTTATGGTAACAACATGCCCTTTGCTCACAGATTTGACCATACAGATCCTAATTTTCAAGCAATGCTTCGGGCTCAACTTGAGTGCTTGTCACTTAAACACCCACTAGGTTTTGTTGTTAGGCTACATGTTTTAGGTGACTTCTACAGCAAAACATATGTAGAGTTTTGGCAAAAGATGCTTATGGAGTTTCCTAACATGAACGCGTTCGGTTACACGCACTGGCCATTTAAATCAGAAATAGGTACGGCTATTGGCAAGCTGAACAATTTATATCCTGACAGATGGCGTATTCGTTATTCGGATGAAGAGCAAGACGTCACGGACTTCATTGCTTTAGTTGAGCGCGAACCACGAACCACAAATCACGTACTGTGCCCCGAGCAACAGGGTAAGACTCCTAGCTGCGCGGATTGTGGTTTCTGTTGGTCGTCCGAAAAACCTATTGTGTTCGTAGAACATTAACGATAAACTACCATTCAATCAATGAGTGATTACTATGCTACAGCCTTTCGAACATCAAACTGAAACAACTAAGTTTATCTTAGCCAACAACCGTGTCTTAATAACTTCAGACCCCGGTACTGGCAAAACACGCAGCGTTATAGATGCTTACAATCAACGTAAAGCTAACCGTATGCTTGTCATAGCCCCGCTTTCAATACTAGAACCTAGCTGGGGTGATGACCTGCAAAAGTTTGCGCCTAATCTTACTTACTCAGTAGCTTACTCAAAGAATCGAGCTAAGGCATTTAAAGAGCCTACAAACATAGTTATTACTAATCACGACGCTGTAAAATGGCTCGTTAAAAACCCAGTCGTGCTCAAAGGATTTGACACACTTTGTATTGACGAGTTTACTGCATTTAAAAATAAAGACTCGCAACGTAGTAAAGCAGCGTACAAAGTAGCCCAGTTGTTTGAATATCGAATTGCAATGTCAGGTACACCAAACAGTAATACTATTTTAGATATATGGCACCCTACTTTAATTGTTGACGATGGCCAACGTCTCGGGCACAAGTTCTATTCGTTCCGTAACTCTGTATGCACATCGCGGTTCAATGGTTTTGCTAATGAGTGGGTAGATAAAGACGATGCGGAAGAAACTGTAGCAGCTGCTCTTAGTGACATAAACGTTCGTTACAACCTTACTGATTGTATTGACATGCCAGAACAAACTACACGAACTATGTACGTTACTCTGCCGCCTAAAACTATGGCTCAATATAAAACCTTTAGCGAAGACTCAATACTGTATACAGGTACAACAACAATAAACGCTGTACACGCAGGTGCCAAAGTTAAAAAGCTTTTACAACTATGTACGGGCAGTGTATACGACGGAGACGGTAATGTAGAAACAGTCCACTCTGAACGTTACGACCTTGTTATGCAACTCGTACAGCAACGCAAGCACTCGCTTGTGGCGTTTAACTGGAAGCACGAACAGCGCCATATGGCCGAACTAGCTGACAAACTAGGGCTTAAACATGCTACAATTGACGGTACTGCGTCGCCCGGAAAACGTAAAGATATAGTTGACCGTATGCAAGCAGGGCAGTTACAGGTTGTATTTTGCCACCCGCAATCGGCAGGTCACGGACTCACAATGACTACAGCGACTAGCGTCATTTGGGCGTCCCCTACTTACAACGCTGAACACTACCAACAATTTAACCGTCGCATATATCGTGCAGGGCAAAAGCAACGCACAGAAATTATACACATAGCTGCTAAAGATACTTGGGAACCTCAAGTGTACGATAAGCTAGCTGGTAAGCTAGAACGAATGGATGATCTACTTGATCTACTCAAACAATTAAACGATGCCAAGTGAGGGCGATATGGAAAACAGGAAGACATTAGAAGACTTAATACGAGACCGTGCAAATGTTAAATCTAAAATGGATGGTCTGAATGCTGAATTAAAAGAGCTACGTAAAACGCAAGACGAAATAGATTACGAGCTACTTAAAAAATTGGATGATCAGGGGGTAACGAAGACTGGTTCTGACGTAGCCTCTGTGTCCATACGGGAAGACATGGTGCCGGAGGTGACTGACTGGGATTCTTTATACGCCCACGTTACAGCTACTGGTGACTTTGGACTCCTACAACGACGTGTGTCATCGACTGCATATAAGGAGGCTTTGAAGCTTGGCGAACAAGTCCCCGGTTTGCAGCCGCGTGAAATACGTAGGATCAACTTTAGATCCAACTAAACTTGAAACTTGAAACTTGAAACTTGAAACTTGAAACGGAGAACTACATGACTGATACACAATTAACTCTAGTTAGCGACAGCGCCGATTTGCCTGCATACTTGCAAAAGACTGCAGACAGAGGTAATGAAAACGTTGGGTCTGCTGTAGCGATACCTCGTATCAAACAGCTACAAAAGATGAACAACGAAGTCGACAAAAATCATAAGGCTTATATCCCCGGAGCAGAACCCGGTGATTTTGTTAACACGGTCACTGAAGAAGTTATTAAAGACAGCATCTACGTTGTTAGTTTAACTTTTAAAATTGAGTACGCTGTATGGCGTGACTTAGAGAAAGGTGGCGGTTTTGGCGGCGATTACGTTACACGAGCTGAAGCTCAAGAGTACGTTGATCAGCAAGACAACCCGGGTGAGTGGGCTATTAACGAGACGCACAGTCATGTGCTGTTGTTAAAAGACCCTGAGACTGGCGAGCTTTCGCCTCATCCAGTGATTATGAACATGGCATCTAGTAAGCTTCGTGTGTCTAAAGCTTGGAATACCCAAATAGGTATGAAGGGTGGTGACCGATTTGCTAGCTTGTGGAAAGTATCTAGTGTCTCTACGGAGAACAAGTCAGGCCAAGCCTTCTTGAACCTAGATATTAAGTCACACGGCTGGTGCTTAGAAGAAGACTATTTGTTAGCCGAGAAGATATACGAACGGTTTTCATAACACTTGAACGAACATGGGTTTATAAAGTCTGTCCACAATAAACTTTCAAAAGAAGTCTATAAGTGGAAAATCCATGACACCTACACTGGTGGGGTACCTGATGCTTTTTACGCAGGCCCCGCTGGTGTTCTATTTGTAGAATATAAATACATACCTAAACTTCCCTCCCGAAACAACACTTCCTTAAATTTTAAAATAAGCCAGCTACAAGTACAGTGGTTGCAAAACGCTATAGACTACCCTTTAAAAGTTGCTTTAATAATAGGGCATCAGTCTAGTGGTTATATATTGACTAGATCTTTTGATTCTAAAGTTACTAAAGAAGACTTTATAACAGGTCATTATTCCGTGTCTTCTATAGCTAAATGGATTGAAGAGCAAACGCTATCGTAGTTTGCCCCTGTTCTTTTTGCGGGATATAGCTTTAATATTTTTAGATTTATTGTTACGAGGATTATGGTCTTTGTGATGTACGTCCTTCTTGTCGCCTTTTTTAACCTTACCTTTCTTTTCCATTATTTTACGAGCAGTATTACGCCCCGCCCGCCTTTTCTTTTGCGAGTCAGACGCATGGTCCCGTGCATATTCTTTTTTGTAGTTACGTTTTTTCATGATCCCCCCTCGTCAGGATGCGTTGGCCAAACAATATTTTCTATTTTATCTACGGACGATTGTGCTTGCGGCGTGTCTCGCAGCTGTTGTCTATAAGTAGCAAAGGCAGCTTTTTTCTCTGCAGTAATGGGAAAGTCAGATAACTGAGTAACGTCGGTCTGCAACAAAAGCATGTCACGCATTCGTCTTGCTGTATTCCATGTACTAGCTAATGCATAATCTTCAGGTGGCGTTGCCCACGTATTTGTTTCGGGGTTATAAATATAACCATCGCCGGGAGAAACAGCTTTATCTACCCAAGCATTATTATCAAAACTCCATATTTTACTATCTAAATAATTATTTATATCTGAATCGTTTGGTATAAAAATAGCGGTATGAGCACCGTATTCAGTACGATCTGTATAGTCATTATCATTGTTAGGTTGGCATACGTAGACAACGTGGCCCCTTGTAACTCCTGTAGTTGTTACCATTGCAACAGTTATCATTTTAATCTCCTGAAAATCTAGCGACCATTAAAGTTGTTTTTCTTGTAGGAAATCCTACATTGTACCCAGAATCAGTAAACCATTTACCTGAATCATCATAGGTATGCTTTCCTAGTTCAAAGGGACCTACTACATAAAAAGTGCCTGATAAAAAAGCGGCATAATTAACATGGTTATTGTCATTAACGTCTTGCGGCCCTAATTGAGCAAGCACTTGCTTTAGTTTAATTCTACCAGAAAAACCATTTCCTATCCCATCAAATGCAACACCTTGCGAAGTATGAACCCACGTATATGGATCAGCAAAAGTTTGTATTTGCCAAGGATCTGTGTCATTCATAAGGACATAATAGTTTGCCCAACTAAATGAGTCAGATGTGTCATTTTGTGAAAAATTAGCGCGTACGTCACTTTCTAACTCAGGTACGTTACAGTTAGTTTGTTTTAGGTCTTGCACTCGTAGATGATCATATTCACTGGAATAGGCTATATTACCATCACTCTGATATACGTTTAACCCATAACCTGAAGTTGGTTCTGGGGGTGTTTTTTGTACACAAAGTACATAATCTATTTTGTAATCGGTGGGATCATCAACCCCCAACATTTTAGTTTTGTAGCGGTAAGCTGCTGAATATGTACGTGTTGAAGTACTACTATTACCAAAGTAGTTAAATGAACTAACGTATTCATGAAACATATACCCCCTAGGTGAATAAAAGTGAGGGTGATCATCATTAAAATCATAGCTATCGTTTGCAAACACCTCTTTCATAGCTCTGTAATAAAATGGATATTGTGCCGGTGCAGTGGCACGTTGTTGTGGGCCTTGCTGAAAAACAAACCCTGTCCCATCATTAAAATCATCATACGACCTATACGGAAAGTAAGGTGCTTCCCAATGCCCAAAATTATAAAAAGGTTTTGGGAAACCAATACCATCTGATGCATCCGGATAATCTTTTGACCAATAAGTTGAAGTGTTAGTACCAAAAAAACCTTGATTATTAGTTGAAGGATTTTTATTTTTGTTCGTTTGTCCGGGGGCGTGATTAGCAAAGTAATATTTACCGCCATGCTTTACAATAGCTGTCGTGCCATATGTGGTAGAACTATTCCAATTAGTGGCACTATTTTTTAAATCTTCGTCCCAGAAATAATTTGTTAATCCTAGATATTGTTCAATCCCAGAGTTGGAGTTATTACCAAAGTTAACTCGATATGTAGCTTGAGCTTTTGGCCCATAAATTCTAAATCTATTATTAGATCGATCTATGTGAGCGTGTAGGGTTTGATTAGTATACGCTGTAGCTGTATTAGGTTTTGCAAACAACAACACCCTGTCGTTTGAACCTGTAGTAGTATTAGACCAAGTAATAACTTCCCCATTATTACAAGTCCCTTTTTGTACTACCGTTATAAACGGGTAGTCTGGGTCTATTTGTACATGCCCGCCTTCATTAAAAGTTTTTAAACCGTAAGTCATTACGCCTCCTACATTTTGAAAACTGACAAATACCATTTAAACGTAGGTGAGAAACTTGTAAATAGATTCCCATTATTTACATACAACCTAAAAGTGTTTTGGCCTATTTTTTCTCCGCTAAGACGGCCCGTGCCAGAACTTGAATTATGGTCAGAATCTAAAATACAAATTAAGTCTGATGCACCTATTCCGTTTATAGTTATATTATGTATATGTGGAGACTCTTGATCAGTTTGATTAAAATCAAATGAGCCTGAATACTGAGCATAGAATTTAGGTAGGCGAGAAGTAGTATCTAGTAAAGTTTTGCCTGTAGCAGATAGCACTTGCAGTCCGTAAGCCATTACGATAGATCTCCTAGTTTAACACGTAGTTGTGCACCATCATAAACTTCTATGGTGTTTCCATCAATAACAATTCTTGAATTTGACGCAGCAGATTGTATTTTAATATTTTGTGTACTCATAGTACCAGCCGTAATATCGCCAGCTGCAATGCTGCCCGCGGACAACTGAGTGATAGCCGCGTTAGTTAATTTACCTACTTCAATAGTGCTATTTTTAATCATAGCATTATCTATTTCCACGCTACCAAGCTTGGCCGTGGTTATTGCTCCATTTGCTATCTGAGCACTGTCTACTTGTAGACTACCAATCTTAGCTGTAGTTATAGAACCATTTTTTATTCTTGCCTCATTTATATAAACACCAGCAGGAACAGTCTGACCATTAACAGTAGTTTCACTAGTCGTAACAGTAAACGGTGCTACTGCTGATGTTGTGTTGTTATTAGCCGGAGGGTTAATCGAAAAACTGTCTGCATTTATTATAAATTGACTGTGGCTAGTTTGATTATTATCAAACGTTGAAGAGTAACTTCCATCAGTGTTTACTGACAATCCAAAACCCGATACAGCGCCATTAGAGTCAATTTTAACCGTATACTGACCTTTAACGCCGTTAGTAGCTGTAGTGTTTGTTTGTATAGCGGTGCTAAACCCATTAGCCGTGCTTTCTACTGTGGTAACCTTACGTGCTAATGCTGACCCACTATTTGTACTTACATCGTTCAGGTCATTAATTCGAGCATTAATTTCATTTAAAGGGCTACCTAAATGTTCCCAAAACTCTGTGTCTTGGAGTGATTTAGCCTCAGCATTTGAATGTGCTTTGATACATTTATAAACTCCACCATCGTAACGAAAGTTGTGAGAGTTGGGAGCTGCAGCACCTGCAGTATTGACTTCTCTAACTTGTATGTTTCTTATAAATATAGGCGACGTATTAGTGCCAGATATTTTTGTAAGTATAAGACCGTGATAATCATCTTTACTAGCGCCTGAACCGGGCGCGGTGTATCTAAATGAAACTGTCTGATAGGTATTTTTAATTGGAATACCACCTGCTGTCCAACCCCCAGCATAAGCTGATCCGTCTACTTCGTAGTTAATATAACTAGTTTCAAAACCCGCACCGTATGCTAATTTATTAAAAATAGAGCCATTAAATGTAGAAACTGGAGATTCGTGAGCCATTTGACCTATATAAAGAGCTTCTTTAGAAACTTGATTAACTGATTTTTCTGAACTTTCTAAACCAGCAAAAAAGGCTTGGAACATATCAGTTGTAGCATTTATTGACCCGCCGCCTTTAAACTCAAAAGAAACGTCATAACTATCATCAGTATTATTAGCCCTAAATAAACTAAATACCAATCCTGTAGTGGCATCAGTGCCATCTGTTAATTTTATAGCACGTTGATCACTATCAAAACTAGCTACGCCAGTAAGACCCGCGTCACTAGTTGCATCAAAGTCAAGTGGTAACGCACAGTTTGTAAGATTTTGTTTTGCGACGTCGCCTATGGCGTAGGAAGTCGTTGTACCGTAACTGTTAGCAGTTTTATTCTGCCAAGCAGTAGCATTATCTACTACTACACCATCTACGGTGGCGGCATTTGTTTGTAATGTATGAATAGATTGAGCAGCTTGTGAACCGCTGTCTGCCGCTACGTTATTTAGCTGTATTATATTTGCGGCGGCTGTATTTGCAGTTGAATTAGCTGTATTTGCAGTTGAATTAGCCGTATCTGCTATAGTTTTAGTAGCAGCCAAGCCTGTGGTGGCATTTTCAACAGATGCTTTTAGGTTAAATAA